TTTTACCATCAACTGTTTTTGATGTTGATGTGGTCTCGATACCCCTATCAAGATCTGTAAAAGTATCTGATGTTTCTTTTGTTCTTGGACCTGGACCCATCATCTTTGTAAGTTCCACACCTGAAGCATAAGTTAGATTAGTTAAAGGTTCCAAACCCTGTATTGCTCGTTCTTCGTTAACATACTTAAGCATATATGCTTCTTGTTGTTTTTTCTCTTTTGGGTCAGTTACAATACCACCTTGGTTAAAATTCTGAACAAGACCACCTTGATTGAAATCAATAGATTTAAGACTGTCTATTTCTTTTTGCAACCTTTCCTTTTCCCAATTAGGAGTTAAAGGACTATCTCTTTTAAACTCAAGCACTGATATTTTATTATCAACTTTTTTATCATTAGTCTTATTTTTATTATCTTTTTGATTTTGTTGATCTTTCTCTATTTCTTTAGCTTCCTTTTCCATAGTTTCTAAATTTTTTTTACTCTCTCTTATTTGCTTTTCTTTAGGAAGAAAAGGTGCGATTGCAGGATATATTTTATCAATCATAAAATTAAATATGCCCACCAACAATCTAGCTCCTGCACCAACAACCTTCACAATCATTTTAAACATAGCCATAATCTCATCAATATATGTGACAAGAACTAATGATCCAATACCTAACAGTATACTGCCAAAAAACTTAGTTGTTTTTTTAATAAGACCACCACCCATTCTTTTAGCAACCCTAATAGGTGCAGAAGCTGCAGAAAAAACAGATGAAGTTATTCTTTTCGATAAAGACCTTCCTTTTGCCTCACTTTCTTCATTTTTAGATCTAGATTTTAATGACTTCCATATGCCACTAGCAACAGAATTGATAGAATCAAGTGCATTTTTAATATAATTAGAAGTATTTTCTTTTTGATTAGATAAATTCTTTGCCTTATCAATATCAGAAGTTGGTATTATTTTTTCTTTAGAAACTACTTTTGATGATTTACCAGAATATACAAATGTCTGTCCATCCTGTGCCTGAACAGGTTTATCTTTTTTTCTTTCAAATAACTTTTCTGTACTTACTTTTGGTTTTTTCTTCTTTCCACCACCAGTTAACTTACCTTTAGCTTTGTCTATAGCCACTTGCGAGGCTATTTTACCTAGAGATTTTACAATTGCTGGTATAGCCATTAGTCAGGAGCCCCCACCAATCCATATACACCAGAAGTAAAATTACTTTCGACTCCAGATGTAGACGGTGAAGCTGGAATCTCACTTTGATCAGAACCAGAACCAGATGAACTTGTATTAGAATCTTCTTCTATAGGAAGTAGTGTAATTTTACGATCTTTTTTAGAAACCTTCTGTGATATTTTATCTCCTTTATTACTACCAATAGCCTCAAACTGAAGATTTCCTTTACCCCTCTTATCAAAATCGGTCAATCCCATTGATGCCGCGTCAGCCACACCACCCATAGCTCTTCTTATACCCCAATCTTTTGGAGATCCTTTCTTATTTCTCTTATCAAAGTCCCAAGTACCAAGTGTTAAAAAGTCTGCTACTCCACCAACTACACGACCTAAACCTCCACCTTTAGCATCCTTATTCAATTTATTAACAGTTTCTGTACTCATATTATTGAGTGACTGGGGATTAAATGAAAGTTTATCAGATCTGGGTGATGTAACTGCGTTAATAAAATCTTCTGTAGAAACTTTATCTTTAGATGCATAAGTTCCAAGGACAGTAATGGAAGGATTTTGACCATCATTTCTTCCAAAATCTTTACCAGGACCACTCTCATATTTCACATCAGGATTATAAACCTTTACCATCCTTTTACCATTAACTTCCTCATCAACAACCTGATAACCATGTTTTAAAATTAAATCATAAGGTTTTAACTTAGTTTCTTTAGTAACACTATCATCAACTATTTGAGAAGCAGAATCATCTCCTGTAATATCTTTTTTATCTCCACTTGGTTGTATTTTTGTTGTTTCTACTTTTCCTTTCTCATTTGTTTTAAACTCATTTTCTGACACATATTGAATCATATATTTAAATTCTTCTACAAGTTTATCATCTCTATACTTACCTCTACTTGTCCCAGTTTTTTTATCAATTGATCCTACACCCATATCATCATTTAATAGATGCCACCAAGGTTTATCTGGTTTTGCGCTCTCTTCAACTAAACGTTCTTGGAATTTATTTAATACCGTAGATTTACCATGCTTCTTAACTGCATCTCTTGCTTTCATCTTCAATATTTGATTATTTGTATAATCAAAACCCTTTCCTATTGTATAATTAATAATCATATCAGCTGCTAGAGTCATTAAACTTCCACCCTTGGGTGTCGTTTTTGGAAGTTTAAAATTCTTTAAATTGGGCATCTTCAAATTAGACATCTTAAGATTCTTAGGCATCTTAAGATTCCGAAATGGATTCTTAAAATTTCTAGCAACATCACCAGTTATTGGAGGTTTTGATCTAAATGGATTTTTAAAATTTTTAAATGGATTCTTTAAATTTCTAAATGGATTATTAACATTCCTAGTAACATCACCAGTTATTGGAGTTTTTGATCTAATAGGTTTTTTCCTAAAAAATTCTCTCACCCTATTAAGAGGGCCTTTATTAAGTTGTTGACCACCACTTGTTGTTCTTCTATTGTTTATATTATTGAATCTAGTATTAGTAGTACTAGTACCACGAACATTTGTAGGAGTACCTCCACCTTTACCTTTAAATAATCTGTTTAAATTTTTAACAATTTTCCATACTCTCCAAGTTGCCATACCACCAACAAGAAGTACCAATCCAGAAAATATAGTATCACCATGATTTGATAAAAAATCTAAAGTTGCTTGCAACTTTTTTAAGTTATCAGGATTTTGTACCCATTTTAATAATGATAATAATGCAGTACCTATTAAAATATTTTTAAAAAATCTTACTATACCACCAAGAAAACCTGGTCCTTGTGCTTCCGCTACTTCCGTTTGTCCCTCACTATCACCAACAGCAGTTTTATTTTCTAATACATCTTCTCTTTGCGTTTTTCTTTGTCGATTTAAATTTATTCTTCTTTTCTCTTTAGTTTTCTTTTCACTCTTTAATCTATTATTAAAAGATTTTCCTATACCACTTATGGTTTCTAATATCTTAGAAAGTCCTGTTGCAAATATATTCTTATCTTTATCTGAACTATCATCTAAAGATTTTAATTTATCTCCTATATCACTTTTATTAAATTGAATAATCTTTTTTATAGAAGTTATCTTCTTTTCATTATTAGCAACCCTCTTCGATAAAGATCCAACACCTATTTTTCTACCAAAAGATTCTTTATTTATTTTTGACCCTTTTATAACTGTTCTCTTTGCCTCTAACTTTTCCTGAGCGCCTTCTTCCCTCAATTCATTAATTATTTTATCTGCTTCTGATCTTAATGACTTATCAGGCATTAGCTTGTTGCTGCTGTTGTTTTAATTTTTCTTCTTCAATGTGTGCTTCAAGTAATGAAACATAGACATCTCTTTCCCAAGGGATGAGATTTTCTATTTCAGTTAATGAATATTTATGATACTGGAGCAAAGCAAAATTTATTTTATAATAATTCATCAAGTCCATATGAATCATACCTACTCGAAAAAAGACGCTAAACCCTCAAGTACTACAGTATTTTCCTTTTTAGTCTTAGGATTAACAAAAGTCACGGTATGTGATAACTTAGGCATCGTATCAAAGAAAGTTTCAATTTGTTTAAATTGCATAGAACTCATTTGCTCTAAAAATCCCACCAATTCTTTTTTAGTACAATCAGCAGCTGCCCATACCTCATCTTCATTATAAATTTTATTCACACATGAAGCAATCAATTCAAATGATTGATCCATATCCATATTACCATCAAAATCAAAATTATTTTTAACGAATTGATCAAGAGATGGATATGTCATTTCCAGAACTAAATTATCATCCAATTTAATTGTCTTATTATGTTTCTCATCTTTTTGAATTTTAATATCATCCAAGTTTATTTCCACAGGAACTGCAGTTTCTCCATCATCAGGAGAAATTAAACTAACTTCCAAAATTTCACCTACAGACTTACCACGAATATTGAGAAACAAATATTCGATATCAAATGTTGGAAGAGTTTCTACTTTTACCCCTCTACTTTGAATACAATTTTTCAATACAGTTTTAATTGCATTTGAAATATCTTTTGCATTCTCAGTTTCTAAGGCTAAAAGAAGTAATTTCTCTTCTTTTACAAGAAAAGGTCTATATTTTATTTTCTTCCCTGTTGATGGTAATTCAAGCTCATAAGTGGGAGTTGCAATGGTTGGTAAAGGCATAATAATTCTTTCAGTGTTTTATTTAGCAAGTTTATTGAGGATTACTTATCTTCAAGGGCAGCTAATGCCTCTAGTGCTATAGTCGAAGACATAAATTGTCCAACTTCACTACTTTCAGGAGTATTTCTACTTCTTGAAGAATTAGGTCTTACAGAACCATCTAAATTTCCAAGAGCTCTTTCCATAACATACCTAATAAAGGAGAATGCTACGGTACATTTTAAAACTTCAGGTTGATTGTAAGAAACTGGCATTGCTGTAATTGATTGAGGAAATGCTCCTACAAAAGTATAGTTCAAAAGTTCTCTTTTACTTTGTGAAGCTTCAAAACTATGCTGATCTTTCTCAAATTTAGTTAAGTAAACTTCAGATCTATAAGAATCAGGATATCTCATTCTAAAATTACGATTCCTATTTTTTGACATTCCTCTATTATCATTACCAGTGATATAATCAATCCATGTCTCAAATAATTCAATAACACCATAATCTCTATCAACATAAAAAGTTAAATTCATACTTTGATCATATATTCTACGAAATGCCATTTTTTCACTTACACCAGTATAATCATTAGTAACATCATGTGTTGCAACTGAAGATCCTGGCAAAGCAGCATCTGTACATAATAATTCAACCTTATGATGATCACTAGTTATTCCATCAACAGTAAGAGCATTTCTTATTACTCTACTTCTCACAGCATCGGGTAAAGGAAGGGTAAGACTATAAAAAGATGTTTGCGCTAGATTTAGCAGCCTCGATTTAATCTCATCTGTCGTTAAATTATAGGGAACTTGAGCAGCCATCTATAAATACTTTTACGTTATATATTATGTATATAAGATGGCAGAGAGTATCAAAAGTAGATACAATCCAAAATACCCAAAAAAGTATAAAGGTGACTATAAAAATATTATATGTAGAAGTAGTTGGGAACGCAAGTTCTGTTCTTGGTGTGATTTGAATGAGAATATCGTTGCTTGGGGGAGTGAAGAATTTTGTATTCCCTACTATGATCCAACTGCACGTAAAATGAGAAGATATTTTCCAGATTTTATTATCAATGTGAAAGAACAAACTGGAAAAATCAAAACCTATGTGATTGAAGTAAAACCAAGAAAACAAACCCTTCCCCCCAAAAAAGGAAAGAGAATGACTAAATCATTTCTTTACGAGTGTAAAACATTTGAAGTAAATAAAGCAAAGTGGAATGCTGCATCTGAATGGTGTAAAGATAGAAAAATTGAATTTAAGATTATTACTGAAAACGAACTAGGTATCAAGTAATGCCAAGGAAAACTCTTAAAGAAAGAAGAGAAAGGGATGCATCTCGTAATACACCAGTTCGCATTCAAGAACTTCAAGAAAAACTTGATGGTTCTGAAGATGCTGATCTAATTATGATGAGTATTTTGGAAGTATTCACAGAAACTGAGTGGGTTCCTGAACCAGGAAAATATTATACTTTTTTATACATAGCAAAGAGTCCTGACATTACATATGACGAACATCCATTAATTGCATGTATGGAAGTTCTTCGATGGGGATTCAGAGGATTGAACTTTCATTGGGGAACAATGAGAAATTATACATGGGAAGAAGTTGTAGGAGCATTACATGTCGTCAACAATGACGAAATTGAATACTTAAGGTCATTATCCTACGCTAAGTATCGTACTAAATAACTAAACTAGAAGAGTAACATGTCTCAAGCTTTTTTCTTAGACAATAAAACATTCAAACTTGTCGTAGATGAATCTGCGAAAAGTGCAGAAGTAGTGCAAACAAATATTTCTGCATTTAGTGCAGAACAATTAGATCATGCAAAGTCATTGGGATTTTATAATGAAACACAAAATACTATAAGTTGGTCACAAATTTCAGATTTAAATTTGAATGGAAAAGAATGGATGGATATTGCTGGTGGATTGCCAAACGAATTTTCAAAAATACTTAATGATGAAGGAGCAAAATCAATATTTCATCAAGCTCTTGGAACAAAGTCACCTAATATAGGAAAGGATCAAAATAATGATTTCTTAGTTACTGGTCAAGCAAGTGATGCTGAAGGTGAATATAGAAGAGATGCTAACTTAAAAGAAAAACCAAAATATTTCTTTGCGTATTATCCTCTAGCAGAAGTGGGTGGATATGATTACTTACAAATTGTATGTAAAGAATATAAAGCAGATTCAAGTATTGCAAATCTGACTAAAGACTACGATAAAACAATACCTGATCGAAGAGATGTGAATCAAGGTGAAGATAATAGAACAGAAGTAGAAAAAGGATATGAAGCAAAAGGGATAAAGTTAGGTAATGTGATGGAAATAAAAAGAGCAACATCTAGATATCAAACTGGAAGTGTAACTAAAGGGATAGTTCAACTTCCAATGACAGGTGGATTAAGTGAACAAAATAATGTTGATTGGGGTCAAAGTTCAATCAATGCACTTCAAGCAATGGGTGGAAGAATAGCAGGAAATACCATCAGAAGCGTTGCAGAAGGAGATGGTGGTGCTGCTATTAGTGGAATATTACAAGCAGTAAAGGGTGGTGCGGAAAACGTAGCAGGACTTACAAAAGATGAATTAGTTAGTTATTTTGCTGGTCAAGCAATAGGTGTTGGTGGAGATCTTTTATCCAGAGGATCGGGAGTGGCACTTAATAATAACCTCGAACTTCTTTTCAAAGGACCAACTTTAAGAAGTTTTGCTTATACCTATAATTTCACTCCAAGAGGAAAAGAAGAAGCACAAATGGTAAAAGACATTATATGGTTCTTTAAAAAACAAATGAGACCTAAATTACATAAAACAAGTATATTCTTAAAATCACCAAACGTATTTAAATTAAAATACATGTTTAAAGATAATAATGGTGAGGAAAAAGAACATCCATACTTAAACAAAATAAAAATGTGTGCCTTAAATGGAGTGAATGTAAATTATGGTGGTGGGCAATATATGACATATGATGATGGTTCTATGACCCAATATCAAATGCAACTATCCTTTTCTGAGATAGAACCAATATATTATGATGATTATGGCGAAACTCCTATGCATGGACATTATAACGATACACAATGGGAGGTAGCTTTATAATGACAAGACCATACTTCAGACAAGTTCCAGATTTTGCATATGTTAATCGTAATAAAAATGAAAAAGAAATTTCCAACTATTTGGTTGTAAAAAACTTATTTAAAAGAGGAAAACTAAGACCAGACATTTTTGGTAATCTAAACTTTTTTACCAAGCATAAAATCGTTGGAGATGATAGGCCAGATAATGTAGCAAATGAAATATATGATGATCCTAATCTTGATTGGGTTGTTCTGCTTTCAAATAATATATTAAATGTTCAAGATGAGTGGCCATTACCACAACAAACATTCAATGATATATTGATGGACAAATACAAGACTACAGAAAATCTATACAGTGGAATTCACCACTATGAAACAATTGAAATAAAAAATAGTAAAGGAGTAACAGTTCTCGAAAAAGGATTAAAGATACCTAACACATGGAGAACTAATGGAAACTTTATTCAAGTCAATAAGACTACAATCAACCAAATATTTGCTGGAATTGTAGGTAGTCCATCCTCAACTGTTACTATAACCATGAACAATGGTATTAAAGGACTCAAAGTTGGTGATGAAATACAAATTGCAAATGTTTCAGATAACTTCTTTAATGGAAGATTTGTAGTTAAATCAGTGTCTAGTAATAATGGGTTTGGAGTGTCATTCACATACGATCTACCATCAACCCCATCAATAGTATCACCACCATTAAATGGTACTGAAGAAGTTTTATTTACAGTGGATGATAATATAGCAGTTGGAAATGCTTACTATTATGAATATTATGATTATGGTATAGGAAGTTATCAAACTATCCCTTCTTCTCATATTTTAAAAGCAATAACCAACTATGAATATGAATCTGATATAGAAGATGCTAAAAGAAATATATTTACACTAAAACCACAATATCTAAACGTCATATTTAATGATCTAGATGAAATTATGGAATATAAAAAAGGTTCCACTCAATACTCGAATGAAACCTTAAAATTTGGAGAAAATATTAGACTTTACGAGTAATTACTCTTGAGCAAGTCGTTGAAAATAACTTAATGCATCATCTTCTTCTTCAGTTGAAGAAGTAGGAGCAGCAGCTACTGGTTCTTTACGAGCATTAAAGTCTGGTTTAAATGAACCACGACTATCATCCTCATCAGAAACTTCTTCATCAACAGGACGAGAAGGAAGACTAGTGTTTAAAACAGCTTTTAATCTTTTATTAAGATCTTCATAAGACTTAAATTGATCAGCAGCAGTTAAAGCAGCAAGAGAGTATTGCTTTTTCCATAGTGCTTCTAATGCATCATCATCCTCTAGAAGAGGTGATGGTGAATCAAACTCAGACTTGTCATAATTCCAATAACCATCCACTTTCTTGATTTTTAGACGGAAGTTTGCACCTTGCCAGAAATCAAATGGATTGATAGGTGTCTCATCCTCAAATTCAGGTTGCATAGCATTTAAGACCTTATCAAAGATCTTTTTACCGAATTTGTATAGGAAGACTTTACCTTCATTAGCAGGATTCGCAGGATCCCTTACAACGTAGATATTGCTGAAGTAAGAAAGCTTACGCTTTTGCTTACGAACAGTATCTTTATCTTTTTCGTTGCCACTGTTCCATAATTCACGATTATATTCTGAAACAGGATCTTTGCCACCATTTGTGGTCAAAGAGTTCTCAATATACCAACCACCTGGACCTTTAAATGCATGTGAATACATTTTTACCCACGGAAACTCCTCACTATCAGGTGCAGGAAGAAACCTTATAACAGCAGATCCAACTCCAGTTTTATCCATTTCTGGTTTCCAGAATCGTTCATCTGCTCCCCCACCACCAGAAGTATTCATTTTTTCTACTTCTTTGATGAGTTTTTGGGTATAAGACCCTAGTTTAGATTGTTTTTTTAGAGATGCGAAAGACATTCGTATTACCTCGGATTTGTTTAGATTTGGCTTTTTGTTTTTAGTATTTGACACTGAAAGCTAATAAAAGTTTTTTCATATGAATACTAATTTGAGTATTACGCACTGAATACTAATAAAAGTATTTCGTCTTGAATACTAACTTAACTTCCTTATATTACACTGGGAATTCATTTTTGTCAATATGATTTTTCATCATATTAATGCTTGATTTCATTTTATCAAAAAAATCATTGATATTAGCATTCTTAGGGATACCCATCATAGATGCAGATTCAACAATACGTTCCTTCATTTCCTTTGCTTGAGGATCATCAGATAGACTCAAACGAGTGTACATAACTTTTTGCTTCTCAATCAAAGTGTCCAATATATTAATATGACGCAATTGATCTTGAGGATTCATACTTGGAAACTTAAAAACATTAGAATAAACTTCTTCTTGAAGTTCATTAATCTCTACCATTTCCGCACGTACCATTTCTGAATCGAAGAAACTCATAACACAATCTGCTTTAAAATTTTTTTATAGTGGAATATATCTATATTTATGAAAGGTTCATACTTCTTTATCTTCATACTGACGGTTGACCACACATATGGATCCAACTTTTTATCAAAGTCTTTAGTAAAATTAAGTATTTTATTGCATATAACTAAAGTTTCTAAACAAATATGACCACCAAGATAATTCTTTAATATTGGTGGATGACCCTTTTTGCAACTAAACACCTCATCTACGTTTTTATCAGAAAATAAATTATTAACGTCTTCTTTAAAAGTATATGAAAGTGATTGATTTCTCTTTTGCCAATCAATATACGTATTTCGACCAGTTTTGATAATATCAGAAATATAGACTTTTTCGGGATTTGTGTTAGAAGTGAAATTTGCAATAAAAAACTTTTCTATGTCTTTATCGGCAAATTCTCTAGACATCTTTTCAAAGAAGAATCTGTCTTTTCTCTGATAAAAGGAATTTATCGATATGCGAGGAAGTCGATTACCAAACCTCATGTAGTCATATGAGTCTTTGGTAAAGTGTTGCTTCATAGCAATATAAGTCTTATAGCAGTCAAATGGCATCATGAAAAAAAGTAATAGGGCAAAAAATTGCTGCGATATTTTTCCGCCTTTTTTTGAATTAAAAGATCAATTTCGCACGGGATGTGCGCTTTAAAAAGTTTAGGTCAGTTGCTTCGCACTTTATCTTCTCCTTCAACGGCTTAGGTATTAATTTAGGTACAGACTCAAGATCTATACTGTTTTGATCACAGAAAAAAACAATAGCATCAATGTAACTCATGTATTCATTATCTCTTACAAGTTCTTCAATAGATTGAGCAAATCTAGCAGAACTATAGAACTTACTTTCCAGTACCTTTTCTAATTCATTTTTCATTGGGTCTTGTAAAGTAAGGGACAACATCTTTCCTCAATCTATAATAATATTGTAACTGATAATGATCAGAAGGTCAAGCAATCTCAGATAGTTTGTCATCTACAAACTTCTTGATATACTTTGATAATAGTTTAATATATTTTGCCTTATCTCTTTCTTCATATACAACACAATCTCCGTCTTCACATGCCATAATAAGAACTAATTTCTTAACGGATATACCTGTTAATTCATGCAACATACAGGCATATGCCATACACTGAACGAAATAATGATCCACCCATGCTCGTGGCTTCTCTTTCTTCGATGTCTTAAAATCAATTATAGCAAGTTCTCCATCAAACTCTGCTATACAATCCACTGTTCCAGCAATTCCTAAAAATAAACTGTAGAGTGGACCTTCTAGAGAGTAAATATTATTTATACGTTCCAGTGTAGGCTTAGCAATACTAAACAGATGTTCAGAAATAGGTAATGACTTACCATCATAACCTTCATTCTTTAGATGATACTCAGTAAGAGTATGAAAATCTGTTCCTCTTGCAGTAGATTGTCTTGTTATCTTATCTGCTTCTACATCTCCTACCTTCTTCCTCCATTTAGCAAATATACCTTTATTAAAATGACTAGTAACGGAAGTAATAGAAACTAACTTCTTATACTCATCAGAATCAGGAACTTTATAATAACGAACACCATCTATAGTTTCTCTCTCTAAGGGAGAAAGATTCAAGTCAACATGATCAAAGGTCATAAATTTAATTGCATTTTTGATAAGATGTACTCTCTACAGAATCCTGATCTGACAATATCATCTACTCCAAACTCTATTATATCAAAGGATGGCATAATTTGCAATATCTTCATAAAGTCATGAATACCATTACGTTCATTTGTTTTAACTAGATCACTCTGAACTGCATCACCACAGAACATAATCTTTGTATTCTGTCCTACACGAGTGATGATAGAATCAAGTTCATGGAAGTTAAGGTTCTGGAACTCATCCACAATGATGATAGCATTATCAAATGTGGTTCCTCTTATGAAAGATGTACTCCAGAAACTAATAGTTCCTTGTGCTTTTAAGTTACCATAAAGCATCTCAAAGTCTGCTTCAGTAGGCATCTCAAACATATACTTTACCATATTCTTATATGGTATCTGATAGATGTCAGACTTATCCTCATGATCACCTGGTAAGAAACCAATTTCTCTTGTGGATACAAGTGACCTTACAATATAGATTTTATCATATGGTGTATGAGGATCTAATACATCTTTCAATGCATTGAAAAGAGTGATAAAAGTTTTACCAGTACCAGCACAACCATATGCAACTAAATGTTTCTCATTTTTGAATGATTCAAATAGTCTTACCTGATTATCGGTAAGAGGTTCTATATCTCTAAGGAGATCCGTATTAATAGGTTTTCTTCTTTTCATCTGCTTAGTAGTTAATCCAACCCCGATTGGTTGATCCGATGTTTTCTTTTTACGTGGCATACTAGTCTTCTGTTATTGCAGATTGTGTTGAGGATTCATAAGAACCTTTGCTTGCTAAACGTCCAGAGATACCTCCAGACTTCTCAGCTTTCTTGAGGACTTCTCCCCAACCAGGATTCTTATTAACAAGTTTATCTCTCCATTCTCCAACTTCAATTCCTAAACTTGGAGAATTTTCGGGAGTAAAATATCGTTGCCAATCGGGATTATCATCTTTCCATTGATCCCAATCATGAACACTCATTGCTACTTCCTTCTGTTCACCAGTCTCTTTATTAATAACAGGATATGTTGCCATATGAATACAATAATGGATAGTTATTTAGACCATTCAAGAGCTTCTGCAACAGTAGGGAATTGTTCGGTAAAGACCTCACGAACTCCCTCTGCTACATCCATATGCTCTTTCTGTGTTCCATGTGCAGAACGTAGGTCAATGTAATGCACCCATGATCTGACAGAACCAGTCATGTAGATTCTAGTAGGTGTTGCTAATGGTAGTACAAATCTTGCACACTCTTTAGCAATACCATTTGCAAGTAATTCATTATAAAGATCCATTGAATCAACAAAGTGTTGTGCAATCTTTTCTTGTAGATCTTTCTTCTTGTTCTCTGGCACATCATCATTACTATTCTGACGATTCTTTAGATCTTGACTGCGAAGATCAAACATAGGAATCTCATCTGCTAACAAATTAGTGTCAGCATATCTTTGTGAGAATTCTTGGAAAGTAAAACTTCTATGTCTTAGTATCTGTGCAGCAAGTCCTCTGGTAGTATTGATCTCAACCGTCATGTATGCCTGTTCAAAGACACTCCAATGCCCATGTTTGATACAATACCTAAGAAGACCAGCAAACTTATCATTGTCCTGATTGTTAGGGTTACTGACACGAGCAACATATGCCATAAGCTTTTCAGCATCTGGTGTTGAACTCACTAATTTAACACTCATTAACCTCCTCCGAAATCATATTGGTTTTGACTTATAAACTCAAGGTAAGCATACCAATCGTATTGCTCACACTCATGTTTGTTAATAGCATCATACATTAAATCAACAGTATTATGATGAGGAAATATAGGATGCTTACAGGTATATTCAGGGACTACAAATGACATTAGTAATGATCCTCTAGTCCTTCTTGTGGTACAGGTTTCCAATCTTTACCATAGTATTTCTCTAGAATATTATGATGTGGAGCACGATCAAGTTGCTCTTGCGTAAACTTATGAGACTTAGGTGGTTCTGGTGGAAACAACTCAGTCTGTATACCATGTGCTTCCCAGAACCATTCCTCTGGATCTTCTCCTTTCATATGAGTGAACCCATAGAAAGAACCATCATCTCTC